GCATAAGTAGAAGCAGCAGTCGCAGCAGTGATTGCATCTGTAATGCCATAACCGGCTAAAGTTGTTGCTTTATCTGCCTTGCCAGAAACTACCGTGGTCAGCGCAGCTGCCGCAGATTCATCAGAGGCCAACTGAGCATCAATCTTAGCTAAGGTGTTAAGAGCAGCAGGAGCAGCACCCACAACAGCCTGAATCGCTGTATTGACTTGAGCTGATGTCTGGTATCCAGCATCGTTAGTGAAAGCACTAACAACAGCTGGAACCGTTGGGATTGTAGGCTGATTGGTTAAGTCAGCATACGAACCCGAAGTTGCAACAGTTGCTAGAGTAGGCTTACCGGTCAAATCTGCATAAGCGCCAGAGAATAACGTGGGCTTATTTGTCAGATCAGTATAAGAACCCGAGAACAAGGTGGGCTTGTTGGTTAAATCTGTATAAGAGCCGCTTGTTGCTATGGTTGCTAGCGTAGGAGCACCAGTCAATGCCGAGTATGCACCAGAGAACAGCGTGGGCTTGTTGGTTAGGTCATTGTAGGAACCTGTTGTTGCTACTGTAGCAAGAGCAGAAGAGCTGATCTTGCCTGCAATCGCCGAGGTTACATAAGACTCAGTAGCCAAGGGGACTTCGGCATTAACTTCGCCTGCAACCCACTTGCCTGTTGACTCTTTCCACAACAGACGCTGGTATGTCAGATTACCGCGATCAACTTCAATACCAGACACACCCAGTGTTACACCAGAACCACCCTCACCCTTATTCAAGGTCAGAATGTTGTCTTTGATCGTGGTATTGGTTGACTCGATTGTTGTTACTGTTCCCTTAACATCCAAGTTACCAGAAACAGTCAAAGCACCAGAGATTGTTGCATCACCGACTGTAGCAATCGTAGGCGCTGTTAAGGTAATTTGTGTTGCTGAAGAAATTCGCGTTAACGAACCCTGACCGCCAGACTGAACCAAGACGTCCGCATTCTGGCCGTTAGTCTGAATAACCGTCTCAGCCTGAGAATTCAATACCGTCTGACCGGTTCCGGTCGTGGTAATTGTAATTCCTTGGTTTGTATCAGCAGAAAAGTTAAGAGTTGATGCAGAAGAACTCAGAACGGCTACACCGTTCACATACAATGTATTTGAATCCAAATACAGTTCTTTTGCGTATATTGAACCAAACTTGTCGCTAGCGGAGCCAAGGTTGGAAACACCAGCAACGGTTGGCATGATGTTGCCAGAAATGGTCAGGTTCTGAACGGAGAAGTTTGTCGTTGTTGATCCAGTCAACGAAGGTTTGCCGGTCAAATCACTATAGCTACCTGTTGTGGCTACTGTTGCCAGCGTAGGTGTACCGGTCAGGTCTGAATACTTACCTGTGGTTGCTACCGTTGCTAAGGAGCTTGTATTTGCCTTGCCAGCAATAGCTGTGCTGATAGACGAAGATACGTTAGCGGCAGTCTGATAACCAGAGTCATTAGTAAACGCACTAACCGCTGTAGGTACAGTAGGAATAGTGGGCTTGTTGGTCAGATCAGCATAAGAACCGCTAGTAGCAACTGTTGCTAGGGAGCTTGTATTAGCTTTCAGACCAAGCGCTGTATCTACCTGGGTCTTGGTATAGGCGTCAGTGATTCCGTAGCCGCTTAATGTTGTGGCTTTAGCAGCATAGGTGGATGCAGCTGCAGTAGCAGTGATTCCGTCTGTAATACCGTAACCAGCTAATGTTGTAGCTTTAGCGGCGTAGGTAGATGCGGCAGTAGCAGCCGTAATTCCATCAGTGATACCGTAACCAGCTAATGTTGTGGCCTTGTCTGCTTTACCAGCAACAGTTGTTGTTAATGCAGCAGCAGCTGACTCATCAGATGCTAATTGAGCATCAATCTTAGCCAGTGTATTTAATGCGTCAGGAGCCGAGCTTACTACCGCAGCAACAGCGCTATCAATCTGACCTTGAATGTTTGCGGAGGTCAGAGCAGCAGAACCATTGATATACAAACCAGAGGTGTTCAACTGAACATTAGAACCAACATTAATTACTGTGGCCTTAACTTCAGGAACGTCAATCGTATCGGGAGCAACTACTACAACCGTACCTAACTGATCAGCAGTAAAGTTTAACTGGAAGGTATTGTTGTCAATGTTTGTTTTGCCTACTTCGATAACATTACCAGTAGGATCTTGCACTTGGAACCAAATGTTGTTTGATCCAAGATTGTGCTGAACAGTCCAAGTTTTCGATGCTACACCCTGAGTCTGTACGTATGAACGGGTTCTGGATCCAAAAGGATACCAGGTTGTTAAATCACCAATTGTGACGTAACCGTACAGATTCTGATCTTTGATCAGGAAAGTACCGATTGCGGGATTGGAGGGGAAGCTTGCGTTATTTCCAGCTAGTACTAACGAGCCAGAAAGCGTGAGATCATCTAAGACTCTGATATCCATTTACATTCCTTTTGGCGGGGTTATCCCACTCATGTATGCAGTGCCTGAAGCAACTTTAGTCATCACACTCAGAGTTTCATAATTCTGGCGAATAAAATCCAGCAGTTCTTGTTCTGATACACCTTCGGCGTCGTAACGAGCTTTTATCTCTCGAACTTGATCAGCAACACGAACTAACCACTCCAGAATCCTCTGCGTCTCAGTCACTGTAAGACCCTTCTCTCCGCAGCCTCATAAAATCTTTTCAGCCAGCTAATGTTCTCAATAAATACATCGCAATCTTTTTCGTTCATAGGATCACACTCACTTACATACTCAGACAATATTCTTATGTGATCTTCTATTTGTTGCAATGCTTCAGATACGTTACTTATTGAGTCAAAGTTAAAGCTTTGAAACGATTTCATAGGGCAAGCGGGGAAGATTTCTCCTCCCCGCCTATCTTACATTACAGAGACTTTGCGCTACGAGCGATAACCTTAACCTTCAAGGCTGTAGTCAAGTAAATCATGACTGTGTTTGCATCAACTTCTTGTACAGAAACGATGTCATTGTAGTACTTACCATCAGCGCGCATAACTTTCACATTGATGTCCACGAACGCGTTGTTCAGATTGTGGGCGATTGTGTAAGAGGTAGCTGCTGTAGGTGCTTCGTATGTGTATACGGTAGCATTGTAGTCAGTACGGATCTGACCTTCAGCTGCTGTAGCGCGTGAAACTTCGCTAGCTAAGTTGCTGGTCAGTGTGCTTTCTGCTGCCTGTGCACGGCTAACTTCTGCTGTAAGAGCGCTGTTGATGCTTGTCTCAGCGGCAGTAGCACGGCTGGTCTCGGTGCTGATTGCGTTGCTTAATGATGTCTCAGCAGCTGTTGCACGGCTTTGCTCTGCAGACTCAGCAGCCTGTGCACGCGATACTTCTGCGGTCAATGCGTTAGAGATAGAGGTCTCAGCAGCGGTAGCACGGCTTACTTCAGCAGAGATGCTGTTGCTTAAGGAAAGCTCAGCAGCTTGAGCACGGTTAGACTCAGAAGTCTCAGCAGCTTGTGCGCGGTTGATTTCTGATGTCAGCGCGGAGCTGATGCTGTTTTCTGCGGACTGTGCACGGCTTGTCTCAGCAGCAATAGCATTGTTCAGAGTTGTGTAGTTAGCAGCAACAGTTGCGCTGATTGAACCTTCAGCAGCAGTAGCGCGGCTGATTTCAGATGTCAATGCAGAACTGATGGAACCTTCGGCTGCGGTAGCGCGGCTAACTTCAGCGGTTACTGTACCGGCAATTGAAGTCTCAGCTGCTTGAGCACGGGAAACTTCTGCAGTTACTGTGCCAGCGATAGAGGTCTCTGCAGCTTGGGCGCGTGATACTTCAGCAGCCAAGTTGGTTGTCAGAGTCTGTTCTGCGCCTTGTGCACGTGTAACTTCAGCGGTCAATGCAGAGCTGATGCTTGCTTCTGCAGCTTGTGCGCGACTTACTTCAGCTGTAACTGTACCAGCGATTGAAGTCTCAGCAGACATTGCACGAGTCTTTTCAGACTGTACATCTGTGTAAACTTCGTTGATTGCGCCTACGATGTCACTCTTGTAAGTGGTATCTAAGGTATTGAGGTTACCAATCTTGCCGTTTACTTGACCTTCAACATAGGTAACACGTGTATCCAAAGATGTCTCGGCTGCAGTAGCGCGGGATGTCTCGGTTGTGATTGCTGTGTTGAGGGTTGTGTAGTTAGAAGAAACTGTGCTGCTGATAGATGCTTCTGCAGCTTCTGCACGAGAAACTTCTGCAGTAATCGCAGCGGTGTTGCTGTTGATGTAACCTTCAATAACGTCAACGATATTGGGGTTATTTTTCAGAGCCTGGTCAATCTTAACCAATGTATCCAGAGTTGAAGGAGGAATACCACCCAAAATGTCTGCTTTGGTTTGATCAATCTTGGCGCTTAAAGAAGTTTCAGCAGCTTCAGCGCGTGAAGTTTCTGCAGCAATTGCTGAAGACAATGAAGACTCTGCTGCCTGAGCGCGTGTTGTCTCAGTAGCAATAGAAGCTTGAACGCCAGCAATAGCTGTTGCAAAAGACTCAGCATCCTGAATGGTGCGGACGACAACTGCACCGGTGCTGTCTAAAGAAGAATAACGAATTACTTTGTCGGTGCCGTTGTACCACAGGCGACCGGCAGAAACGGGAACTGGATCAGATGACAGAATTTCAAGGTTGAGATTCTGGATGTAAGCATTAGCGGCTAGCTGAATGCCGTGAAAAATGGGGAAATTAGCCATGAGTCAAAACTCCAAATATATATATATAGATTCGATTCTCGACACGACTCACGCAGGCAAGATGCTACAGCACAAACCGGCGTAAAACAAGTAACTCTTGATCCACCCTTAAAGCGTCTGACGATGCATGTTTTACGCGCCATTCGCTCTCGGGAACTTCGCTTTCAAAGTAAAAATTTCCGGCTTTGTAACTTAAAAGCTCGCCCCCGTGCGCCTTAATATAAGCCGCTAGATGGAGGTCTCGCTTAGAAATGGTCATTTTATGCATAATATGTACTCTACACCACAAATGTTACGTTTATAATACCAGCAGTTGGTTCGGTAAAATTAACGATAAATTGATTGGGAGTTACTACCGTTATTCCCGCATAAAGTACGTTGTTATTTAAGTCAAAAATTGCCGGAATAATTTTTTGACTGCCTAAGTTGTGCGTTATAACCCATTGTAACCCTGGCTTTGGGAAAGCATACGATCGAACAACAGGCGTTCCACCAGGAACTCCAGTCGATGTCCCGTAAACTCTGCCGTAAACGCCAGAGCCTAAGTAACCGGTAGCCATTAAATCCCCGCTTGGAGGACTTTAATGGTCGCAGTTCCTGAGGTATAGGATGTTATGTTAATCCGTAGCCCCGATATAGGATATGCGTAATAACCGTCTGAATCGCCAATCTGATTTGCCAAGAAAGCAAACCATTTAACATCTTCTGGGTTATACGGAGTCCACAGATCGTGGTACGTGTGTTCAATATTGTACGTTAGTACTGCGTCTGGGCTTAAATACACGCCAAACGCTACGTTTACCGGTGTAATGTTGATATCTACACCAAAAGTATGGCTAGGTCCCGCACCTTGTGCGGTTATCGTCATCTGTCTACTCATCTCTACCCTCTCTTAAAAACTACCACCAAAAATACCCGACGTGGCCGTCACTGTTGTAAATGTTCCCGCCGCCGGAGTCGTCCCACCAATCACTACACCGTTTATTGTACCACCAGTAATTGTTACAGAACTAGCATTCTGTGTTGCCATTGTACCTAAACCACTTACATCTGCGCTAGATATAGTTCCCCATACAGGAGCAGCCGAAGCTGTGCCTGTTCCTGTCTGAGTTAAGAAGTTCTTAGTAGTGGTTGTATTACCCGCAAGTTTAGACAGCGTGTTTGTCGCAGAAGCATACAGCGTATCGCCCGTTGCATAGGATGTCTGACCTGTACCACCATAAATCGCGCCAATCGCTACACCGTTCCATGTGGCGCTTGTTATAGAACCAGGATAACTAAACGTATTGGTTGACCAAGATACGTTAGATGGAGATTGATCATGACGATCCCACGAACCAGCAGCCGATGCGTTAGACAATAAAACAATCGTTGTATATCCGCCAGACGGAACAGAAACAATTAACGTATTAGAATTATTGTTTACTGTAATTGCGCCGCTAGTTTGATTGTTGTTAAACGAGAAGATTGCGCCATTTGGCAACGTGGTTGCGTCAGGCAACTTAATGGTTTGACCACCTGATCCTGTAATAACATAAACAGGAGTTGATGCAGCCGTTAAAACAATCTGCGTTCCAGATGCAGCTGTACTCGTAAAGCCAGCAAAGAATGCATTTCCGCTTATGTTTACGTTAGCATCGCGTAGAACTACAGAGTTAGCACCCGATGTCCCATACGATGCACCCCAAGCCGTTCCTGTAGAATTTGGGATACCCGCTCCTGGATATACCATCGGCGCAGCATTAGTTATGGTTACAGGCAAACTTCCGTTATAACTTCCACCCGTTAATCCAGATCCAATTGTTAATGGATATGCGGATGCCGCCGTAACCATTATAGATCCGCCTAATGAGACAGACACGCCATTAATAGTAATTTGGCTATTGGTAAGAGAGGTGTTCCCAATATTTGTTAGCGTATTTGATGATCCGCTAATAGTCTTATTGGTTAGTGTCTGTGTGCCAGTCAATGTCACAACAACACTGGTATCAATCGCTATTGTTCCAGATGTTGTAATTGTCCCGCCGGTCAATCCTGTTCCTGCAGTAATCGAGGTAACAGTTCCAGTTCCAGTTGGGATTGTGATTGAACCGCCAAGGCTTACGGTATTGCCGTTGATAGTAATTGTGCTATTGGTCAGCGAGCTATTACCGATAAACGATAAAGTATTGTTGTTACCATTGATTACTTTATTCGTTAGCGTTTGTGCCGCATTAAGTGTAACAATCGTATCGCCATTAATGCTACCCGATGTTGCAGTCAAGGTTGTTACAGCAGCTGTGCTCGGCGTGGTTACACCTATAGGCGTGTTATCCAAGCTATCCAGCGTTAAAGCTACGCCCGATATTGTTCCGCCTGTGATAGCAACATTGTTTGCATTCTGCGTAGACATGCTACCCAAACCGGTAATATCGGTATTAGGAATCGTTGTCACCGCTGTCATGGGTGCGGTGTTATTTCCCTTTACATAACCTGTAAGCGTTCCAGATGCGCCAGTACCGCCGCTAGATGTATTAAGTGTGCCACTTAGTACTACAGCCCCAGGAGTAGGAACGTTAGGAAGGAATCCTGTTGTGCCTGCGCTAAACGTATATACGCCACCACTTAATGAAAACTCTCTCCATGCTCCCGCAGCATAACCCTCAAAACTGTCATAGTCGGTGTTGTAACGGAATTCACCAGGATATCCGATAGGTCTTTGTACAGTCGTTCCTACAGGTATGGTTATGCCCGCAGTACCCGGCACTACAGGGTTGCTTGCTAGTCCCACCGTGGGATTTCCACCCAACGCATTGCCATTTTGGACTGAAATTTGATTGGTAGTACCAGTGATAGATACCGGCGTATATACCGATGAGTTATTTAAAGCAATTAGACCGTTTCCAGCCTGTGTTGCAATAGAAAGAGCCAGTCCAGTAAGCGAAATAACCGGATTTCCAGCTATCCCGTTGCCATTTTGTATAGAAATACCGGCAGTATTAGTAGAAAACGCTCTAGGAACAACAACAGCACCGTTTTTTACAATAAATCCGTTGCCTGCAGTCTCTAAACTAGCACTTACGCCATCTAAATTGATCGCATACGATGATTGTGCGCCTGAATCCGTCACTCCAATACCCAAACCAGCCACAAAATAGCGGCTATTGGGCAGAGTTGGCTCGTTATTAACCGTTAGAAACGTCTGTGTCTGTACTGGGGAGTTAGCAATCGCACCCGTTGTAGTCTGTACTGTTACACCGTTCTGTACGATAGGTACGGATTCCGTTCCTGTTAACGGTTGTGCTGCTGGTAATTGAGTAATCTGGACGTTTGCCATTATGGACTCACCGTAATTGTATCCAGATTTCCTGAGTTTTCAGGATTCTGAGTATTTTGTTCTGGAGATAGCTCATTATACCCGTAAGCGCCCGTTGTAATAGCGTTAGGATTGGTAGCAACGCTCTCATCAGGTCTAGGGAAGCGCAAATTAATGCGCTCAGTCTTACGTGCAGGAAGCCTATAGGGATCTTTATCGTCTTTGCAGCCTTGGTCGCATACTCTCAAGCCCGGAAAGTTTGTATCCGGTCCAAGAGTAGACAGCGGCCTCTTCATCTTGCAGCGGTCACAGATTCCGATAGCAAGATTTGATAGGCCGGTAGTGTCTAAAAAAATAGGCATTATTTTGTATAGACTGAAATGTTGCTGGCAAAGTAGATGGGCGACTTATCACGCTCTTCTTGCTCTGCTTGGAATAGATACTTCTCAGCCTGTGCCTCTAAATACTGAACTCTAGCCATATCCACTTGTGGCAACTCTAAACTCATCCTGTGCGCTAACATCATAACCACAGCCTCATACCATCTCTGTGGCACTTCTAGCTCATTTGTAAGCGCTCCAACGTCATCAATCTGACGCGAGTACCATACAGTCATTTGCACGAACGGATCAGAGGGAGTAGGCCATAAATAGATGGTAGGCTCAGGAATAGTACGATCGAACCAAAATTGGTACGGTTGGTTGGCTGTAAAATTCTTATTAGGCAAGTTCGTGTAGTCATCACGATTCAGGCGCGACATCATAATCTCGCGGCTATTATTGCCTACGTATAATTCACGCAATGCCAATGTGGTTCCGTTGTACGCACGGATGCGGTAATACTGAACAGATTGACCGGGGTCAATATCATGCCAAATCCACTGCTTATCGGTGACGATTACCGGACCGTAGTCATATAGTGTTTGCCAGGTTGCGCCATCAATTGAATATTCTAAAACCAACGACCAAGTAGCGCTGCCGCCCCCAGAAACGTAAGGCATAATACCCACAGATCCTGCATATATAGGATTGTTAGTTCCATAGAATATCTCAATGTTTCCGTTCGCTGATCCCTGCTGACACCAAGTATTGATATCATTATCAAACGCATTACCAACAACGCCACCCGCAGAGGACGAATAAGAACCAGTAGGTCTATTCATCGTTCTGTAAAGAACATTGAGCGTATCAATCGTTCCTTTGGGAAGCTTATAAATATATTGATCTGGGTTTAATCCCACTACTAACTTATTGATTGCCCAATACTGTATGCCTCTGTTGGCTAGATTGGACAACAAAAAGAACAGCGACTCTCGTGCTGAGAGCAGCTGTTCCGAGGTTAGATCTTCTGCAAGCTTTCCGCAGCGGCGTGCTCCGTGATCAATCAGCTTTGATACTGTAATGACCGTTTGACCAACTGTTCCTGAATAAGCCATGACATCATCCGCGTCTGCGGGCACGAATATTGCCGCCACCTTTAGCCTTGTGGGCTTTGTCAGCAGCGGCAAATTCTTTGCCTACCTTTTGTGGTATTCCAACTTTCCGAGCGAAAGCGGGGTTATGCGCCACCGCTTCCATTAATTTATGTTGCTCGGGGCTTTTTGAAGGCATTAGCACATATCCTTATGGTGCATCTTGCCACCATGAGCTTTGTGATGGACCTTACCGCCATGTTTAAAAGTACCTGATAACTCGGTAATCTTTACAGGAGCGGAAGCCTTTTTCTTGCCTTGGGGCATATCCATAGGAGCGCCGGAATCTTCGATATGACCACCACGCTTATAACCTGCTGGCTTACCCTCAATCACTCCACCAGTGGCTTTGTGATGGACTTTGTGGTGTGTCTTTCCGCCGTGCTTGTAACCACCTGGCTTACCTTCTTTCACATCGCCTGTGCCGTGAGCAGAGTCGTGGTGTGTGGTATCCATTTTGGTCTCAGCAAAGTTAGCAACGCCGCCCTTAGCCATCTTAGCCAAATGCTTGTGATGCTCGTGCATTTTGTGATGGTGAGCAGAACCGCCTTCTTTGTGCTTCTGCGCATGGTGTTTAGCCATGTGCTTATGGTGCTCGTGCGAACCAGCGGGATGACCAGAAATATGATGCACTTTGCCGCCATGAGCGTGGTGAGCTTTGCCACCGTGCTTATAACCAGCTGCGCCCATCTTAACACCGCCTGTACCGTGTGCGCTGTCGTGGTGAGCTGTGTCCATCTTGGTGCTTTCAAACTCAGAAACCTTACCGCCGTCTTTTAAACCGTGGTGGGCTTTCTTAGCTTTCATACCCTCGTGGTGGTGCAACTCTTTCTCAAGATGTTTAACTTCTTTCTCAATCTTACCACCGTGTGCGTGGTGGGTCTTACCGCCTTTCTTAGCCATCATAGGGGTTGTCATACCCTTCATAGCAGCCATACGAGCACCCAAGGAGGGCTTCTTAATGCGTACAGCAGGAGCAGCGGGAGGAGTAGAGATCTTGGGGTCACTCAACACGCCAAGACCGCCTACGGCCTTGTGTGCGACCTTCTTGTGTCCGTGATGCTCTTCATGCTTCTTGTGATGCTTGGCAACGTGGCCACCCTTTTTGAGCTTCAACTCTACGGTTGGCTCAGTGGTGATCATTTTCACCATAGGTTTAAACTGTCCCATGTCAATCTCCTAATTAGGCTTGTGTGACACCAAGTGCGCCGGTGCGAGTAGCGTTGGGGCCGACAGCAATGCCGGTCATAAGAATATCCACAACCAAACGGTTTGTGCCGTTAGTAGCAGCGGAAGGAGTATATGTACCGCGTACATCGCCTGTTGTAGCTGTGGCTGTATTTGTATCAGCAGCAACAAATGTACCGGCGTCAGTTGTAAACGAACCGGCATAGTTAACGCTGCCCAAGTACGAACCAGATGTCACACGAACGGGAAGACCCAATACATCGGAAGTGCCTAGAGAAATTGTTACTACTGCGCTACCAGAAATGGTTGCAGAAGCGATTTGATAAAACGCCTTCTTACCGTTT